ATGGGGTCCAGAAGCTCAGGGAGATATCATCAGATGGTTTCAACTTGGGGGACTCTGGAATTTTGTGGCGCTCCACGGTGCCTTCGCTCTCATAGGTTTTATGCTCAGGCAATTTGAGATTGCCCGTCTCGTTGGCATCCGTCCTTACAATGCTATTGCTTTCTCAGGTCCTATTGCTGTATTTGTTTCTGTGTTCCTTATGTACCCTCTGGGACAGTCGTCGTGGTTCTTCGCGCCGTCGTTCGGGGTCGCAGCAATCTTCAGGTTCCTCCTGTTCCTCCAAGGGTTCCACAACTGGACGCTCAACCCGTTCCACATGATGGGTGTAGCGGGTATCCTGGGTGGAGCATTGCTCTGTGCCATTCATGGTGCTACCGTAGAGAATACTTTGTTTGAAGACAGTGATCAATCAAATACTTTCAAAGCATTTGAACCTACTCAAGAAGAAGAGACCTATTCGATGGTCACTGCCAACCGCTTCTGGTCACAGATCTTTGGTATCGCCTTCAGCAATAAGCGTTGGCTTCACTTCTTTATGTTGTTTGTTCCTGTTATGGGTCTTTGGACAAGTTCCATCGGTATTATTGGTCTTGCTCTCAACCTTCGTGCTTATGACTTTGTTTCACAAGAGATCAGAGCGGCAGAGGATCCTGAGTTCGAGACGTTCTATACCAAGAACATTCTCCTGAATGAAGGTCTACGTGCCTGGATGGCACCAGTGGATCAACCACATGAAAACTTTGTATTTCCTGAAGAAGTATTGCCAAGAGGCAACGCTCTGTGATATACTGGGGGTCGAAAGACCCTCTTTTTTATGGAAATAAAAGCGTATACATCTCCTGGTTGTTTCTATTGTGATCAATTAAAAGAACTTTTCAAACGAGCAGAACTAGAGTCTGAATATATTACTATTGATTCTCCTGAAAAGACAGAAAAATTTCGAGCAGAGTTCCCTGCTGTTCGTGGATTCCCGTTTGTTATTATTGATGGAGAACATGTTGGCGGTCTTGTTGAAACTGCCAAAGTCTTGTTAGAGAAAGGTTTGGTATCATCTAAGAAAAAATGAAAGATTTGAAAATAAATAGAGGCATAGAGCTTATGCTTAGGGGGGCGAAAAAGAAGGAAGCAGAAGAGGAACCTGCTCCCAAAGGGAAAGGTTTCGCTATCACAAAGTTTTTTACCCTGCTAAAGCGAAGAGTCTACTTCAACTTGGAACTCTGGTGGGACAAGAAAGAAAGTTAGTTCGGAGTGAACCATGGCACAAGCAACAGTCCTGTACTTTTCAGCAACAGTTTCGTTTATTTTTCTCTGCGTTGGTGTGATTGCTGGATGGACAGCGAATGAAAAACTCCACGAGTTCATGTATGGCAAAGCTGAAGCAGAAAATATCCACCCTGAAATGCTAGATGGAGAAGGACAGTGGATCAATGAAGAACTTTTGTCAGTTCGTTTTGTTGACGAAGATGACGAAGATTACGACGACTAAATACCCTTACGCAATCATTTAGGTTATGCAATTATTACTCAATGAAGTGCTGCAAAAAGTAAGCAACGCTAAGACAAAAGCAGAAAAAATTAAACTGCTACAAGAACACAATACTCCAGCACTCAGACAAATTCTGATTGCTAACTTTGACGAGAGTGTTATCTCAATGTTGCCTTCTGGTGAAGTTCCTTATACTAAGAACGAAGCACCTGAAGAGACAGAGCATACGCGACTGGTTCATGAGTATCGTAAACTCTATCTCTTCTTCAAGGGTGGTGCTAACATCTCACAGACCCGCCGTGAAACCCTCTTCATTCAACTGCTGGAGGGTCTCCAACAGGGAGAAGCAGAGGTGCTATGTCTTATGAAGGACAAGGCAATTGGAAAGCGTTGGAAGATCACCAAGCAATGCGTGGAGGAAGCATTCCCATCCATTCAGTGGGGTGGACGCTCTTGAATATAATCCATCAGAACTGTGATCCAGAGTTAGCAAACGATAGGTCCTTACCTCACACTGCTTATCTTGTAGAGTATGATGATGGAAACAAAGTGTGTTATGACATTGCGGTATCATCCAAACGAGTAGAAATATTTGATTATTATTGGGATAAATATCGCAATGTGATTAGCTTGAAACAATCAGAGGGAAGAACTAATCCTAAACTCTGGCAAGATCCACGCAAGAAAAAGAAATGAGCGGAAGTCAAACGGGTAACTGGTGTATTTTCTACCGTAAGTTATCAGAACCAACTGTATGGTATACCATGAAACTCAGAAGGAGTGATGGTATTATAGTGTCTGCTAAGACTTATGATGAGGTATATAAGTTCAACAGATTCAAAGAAGCATTTGATTTTGTAAAAAACCTGATTACGGAAGGACCAGAACCTAAGTACGATGCTGCTGTAAAAAGAGTTTGTAGACGCGGCGAGAACTCTTTCTATCTCTCTGGTAACTAAAACAGTATCAAATGTTACCACTTGACAAGCATACATAAAGATGGTAGGATACTACCATCGTTCATCCCTTATGGGACGCAAGTAAGTCGCGGAACGGAGCGTTCATCCTATGTTATCATTAGCATTAATCTTTGCCAGTCATGTCTCACCTGATCTTTTTCTCAGGTGTGAAGATTATCAATGGTTAAAGCAAGGGTTGGAAGAGAGTAGTCTCTTCACACCCGTGGAAAAGATGGATATCACCCTTCATTGGATGGAACATACTAGTCCATCATGCTTTGATAACAAGGACGCACACGACTGAAGGAACGGGGCATAAAAATCCCATTTCTTTAGGAGTAATCCAATGCAAATTCTAAATCTCTATACCAATCAGACCTCTTATCGTGGTGTATCTTATGATCCTCATGCTAAGAGAGAGACTGAAGTAAGAACCTTTGTTGAGACCTATCGTGGTATCAAGCACGAAGAGACCAAGGAGGTTATCAAATGAAGAAAGCGGTAGTAAGTAACTGGCTCTCTGTCATCAAGGCAAAGCAAGTCAAAGAACAGAAACTACATAAAGCTCAACTTTGTGCCTCAGGATACTGCGTGACAAAGGTGAAGTAATGGAAGATTACACATATCATCACGATGATATGGATAAAGATAACAGACCACCTGCCTGCTACCAACTAACTTATAGGGGGTGTAGGTATTGGTCTTGTTATCGGATACACTTGCGAGACTGGTTTGAGGATATGTTATCCGTAGAACCTATCTTCAACAGGAAGGGTTGACCCCTTCCTTTTTTTATGCTAAAATCCTAACAGACGAGATCTATATATGGATAGAGAAAAACTCAAACTCATCGTCAGAAACTTAAAATCTTTGGTAGATTTACTGGAGTCCGAAGTATATTCTGATCCCCAGTCCTATACTGTGAAAGACAACAGTAATAGATACTATAGAGGAAGGGATGACGACGATGGTTATGCAGACTGACTGGAGATACAGTGACGACAGGATGATCCTTCGACAGGAGGCATTCATCAAGTTAAAAAAGTATTTCAAGTTGAGATACGTCCAGTGTCTTTACGAGTTTTGCCATGACTGGGTAAGTCAAGGCAACCCTACGACTGACAATATAGAGAAAGAGTTTTTACTCTACGTTCAATCACAGGGGGTAAACATTTCCAAACTATGAGATACAAAGACACCATCAAAGCAGCAAAGAAAGCAATCAAGCTTGCGGAACAGAACCCGATGCTGTATACTGATGCAGAGATCCTTTACATGAAGCGTGCTTTACGCGATGCTAAAGATGGTCTCGCTAAAAAACGTGAAAAGATGAGTAAAGGATTTAAGAATGGCGCAACAACATGGATCAGTCAAACTAATTCAAGTGACTCCCGAAGCGGAGAAGATGATGGGGTACGTAGCGAGAGTCTCGAACCCCAGCAATCAGGACAATCCTAATGTAGCAGGTCTGCTCAAGTATTGTATCAAGCATCAGCATTGGTCTGTATTTGAGCAGGCATTCATGACACTTGAGATTGAAACGAACCGTGGTATCGCAGCTCAAATTTTGCGTCACC